GAATACATTCGTCTAAATAATTTTCTTGACGATCTCCAAACTTAATTTTCAAATTTCCTATACAATGGTATTTAATATTGTTTTCCTCTAGCAAACCATCAAATATATCACAAATAGGCTCACAAACATCATCGCTTGTATTAAATTCCATAGAAGCTTTTTTCGCTAATTTTTCCACTTCTTTCTGTTTCTCTAGTGGAATCTGATACACTGCCGGTCTTTCTCCATATTCTCCATAATATTCATTGTCATATGTTCCATCAAAATCCAATACAAATAATGTCCACATCATAATTTCTTACTCCTTTATTTCCTGCTGCCAATTCTTTTATTATTGTCATTTCTCGCTCAAAAGAAATGTGAAGTTCATCTACCTATACATTACAAAATTCATATTCTGTTTTTGTAATAATACCTTGTCTTACCATATCTTCAAGTGTTCTATATACAGCCCTTGCTCTCCATGCTGCATAACAAAATCCATCAAACTCACCAACCGAATAATCATAATTTTCTTCAATTTGTTTCTCTAAGATTTCTGCCAACTCACTTTTATGAAAGAAATATGCTTTATACATTGCAGTTTTCAATCTGTATTCTGTGATAAGCAAATCTTGTTGATCTATCATGTCACTTAGTTTTTCTAATCCTATGACAAATTCTCTTGCCTTATTTACAGATTCCATAATATGTACCTCCAATCTATTTATTATCTAACACATCCAGTAATCCTTTCCCATTCTCCATTGACGTTAGTTTTAGTTCAACATCAGTGATAGTATTTTCAGCAACCAATTTAACAAATTCGATAGGTAACTGATTTCCGTTTTTCCCTGCTGTTATTTTCAATCCTTCAACTAAAGATTCTATTCCAACCTTTACTCCAGCCAAATAAGCTAATTTTAATTCATCCATAACATTCTTCCTCAAATCTTTAAAACAAAATGCGACTTTTATTTCCATTTTATGTCCGAAATCATTTTACTATAATATGGCTCAAATACATCGACAAAAATTAATACAACATTTCCCAATGGTTCATAAAGAACACAACTTACTACTCCTTCAGCCTTTGTCTCCTCAGATAATTTCAATGCAATTCTATCATCTTTTCTTGGGATAAAATTCAAAGTTCCTAAATTTTGTTTGGTTGCTTTGTCAATCATAAAAATATTTTTCATTTACTTTCCATCCTTTCTTGTAATGTAACTTTCATCAGTTAAAATTGTGTATTCCCATACCCATAATCGAAATTTATGAAATCTTCAATCTCTTCTTTTGTCATCAATGTTGCCATTTCTTCGATTGCCTTCAGATTATCCTCACACTGCTTTTTCTGTTCATCATCTATATACTCACTATTTTTCCAATCTTCACTATCCCATTCCATGTATTGTGCAGCGTTCATAATGTTTTTTACATCACAATCACAGTCAAGAAAAGCATATTTAATAGTATCATCTTCTAATATATCTACGAAAAGCCTGCCATCATTATTATCTTGCCACCAGAATACAACATCATTAAAATTGTCATCAAAGAACTGATTTTTCCATTCTTCAATGATATTCGTGCTAATCTGAACATCTTTCATGTCAAAATTCGTATCAAAAATCCGACTCAACTGTTTCATATAATGCGGCTTATCAAATATAAAGTTTCTATATTCAAGCAGATTATCTTTTATATATTCAATTCCATGTCTTGCACGACTTATCATCCTTTCGCCGTAATTCCATTGGTAATAATTTGCAACTACTAATTTTTTATTATATCTGACATAAATCTGTGATCTTTGTCCCATAATCCACCAATCCTTTCTACGCTTGAAATACGAGTTTCATTTACATTTCTTCTGCTTCAACGACAATATTTACATATTCTCCAATATGATCGCAAAGGATACTTATTAAGTTATGTCCTCCAATAGTACATTTCTCTATATCATACCCTGTAATAGTAAACTCGCTATATCCTATCAAATTCGTTTCTAAATTAAATCTTCCTTCAAATACTTCTTTTCCCTCGTGATTTTTTAAAAAGCCTCTTACTTCAAGTTTCATAAGCAAAGCTATTTCCGCTTCATCAAGGTCGCATTCTTTGTCTGTGAAATACATTCTGATGTTACAATTTTCAATAAATGCTTTCTTTCCACCAAGCCCTTTATTATGATGTTTTGCAAAACCTACATCATCGGCAAAATCATACATAAAATCAGAAAAATCATAGCTGCCAACATCAATTCCACCACTATAATTATTTGTTATCGTTCCATTTATATGTCGTTCCATAATCTTCACCAATCTTTACACAATCAACTCAATCATATACTTTTCAAATTCTTCTATCATTTCAAATGATGCTCTAAAACAAATTACACCCAATGCATCATCACATTCTTTTGTATCAGCATCTATTCCATAAATAAAACACCACGATGTGAATAATGCTCTCAGCTGTTCTCTTCTTTTCAGATCTTCCCAATCTGTATCCATTGCAAAATCAATTATGTAATTTAAAAATTCTTCTTTAATCATATCAACTTCCTCTATTCCATAAAGTTTCCTTCTATTATAGATAAATTCTCTTAATAAGTTTTCCGTCTGAAATTCTTTGATAAAACCATGCTCTATCAAAATAAATCATTTTATAAATTATTTCTCCCTTATTTATCCCTTCATTCAATCAAATTCCCACTTTATTCTACAAAGTATTAGAATCATACATTCTGTACATCGCACCATGTTTTAAAAACATTCCGATATTTTCAATTTCTCTTATAGTTAATTCCT